TAAAATTAATCGGTGGCCAAAATCGTTCAGCTGGAATGGATTAACTAGATTGGATTCTATTTCAATACCATGATTGCTGTTTATAAATCTTTGTAATTTTCTAAATATGCCTTTACCTATTATGCCGAGATACGGTCCGTGTCCTCTAAAATCAAGGGCATCAGCTTTTACAGTGTTGCCTATTGCTTTTCCATATTCAGTGTTGTAACCGTACACCGTAGAAAAGAAATCAGAGTTTCCAGATTGTGCTAGTTTTAGCAAATCGTCATCTGTCCATTCTTGTACACTAGGATAACGTTTTCTAATTAATTGTGCTACTTGTACAGGGTCTTCGCCTTGTGTTACAGGAATTGCTTCTGTGTTGTTATAATCCCAACTTCCGTACTGACTAACAATCACTGCGTAAACTGCTGCTGCTAGATTGCTTTGTATATTAAACTGAAGGGCAACTTCGTACCATGGATTTAGCACACCGTCGCTCCATGTATATTCGCTGCCTGTGCCCAATATAAGAGTTTCAGGGTCGAAAGTAACACTTACAGATTTTGTACCAAGGTCACTTTGTTTTACAGGTGATGTAGCAAAAGTATCTGGAATCTGGGGATTATATACATCAGGCAGTTCTGAGCCTGCACGAGTTTTGTCTGGAGTAAACTGTAGAGGGTCTAGATTTTCATGTTGATACCAAGGTTCGTGCATGGGCATTCTTGCTACACGATCTGCGTAAACAGCAGGTGTAGGATCTACCGCAAAAACTGGTGGTAAATCTGTGCGATTTGCGTAGACAGGTTTTACACCTAACCTAGCACTATCATATTTGTGCCACTGTACTCTTCCTACAAATGGTAGGTAGAATTTTGCAGCATTAATTCCTTGGTAGGCAGCATCGCCGTTACTACCACCAGAGCCAACTTCCAGTGCATTAAACGGTTTGTAGTTATTGAGGCCTGCTAAGGAAGCAACGGATGATTCAGCAGCGTCTATATCAGTAATATCTACTGCTGGATCTGCTGATGGCTGTAGTTCTGTTTTTGAGCCTTTCATTTGTATCTCATTTGTGGCTTTAACTAAGAACTGTTCGCCTGCTTGGAATCCTATATTTTTAGCACCTTTAAAGTCAAATTTTTCTCTAACATCTGCTGTGTGATTTTGCTCAACTTTGAGCTGATAACTGCCTTTTGTTTCTATTCTTATTGCGCCGCTTTCATTTACGCCAGAGCCTCCAGAATCTGATAGGGAACCTAGAGCAAGCAAGTCAATGCCGGCTCCGCTCTGTATTGCTACTCCGCCCCTTACTTCAGCTGACAAAGTGCCCTGTGTGTTTGGATCGTTGTCATTGACCGATCTAATGCTTATCAGGCCTTTAGCAGTATGTGCCATATATTCGTTTGCGTCTAATCGAACGTCCTTGCCTGCAAACACTAAGAAGTCGCCGTCTCTAGCCCACGTTGCTACACCCCCGTCTCCACGGAAGGATAGACTGCTTCCTATAGCTGCTATTTTCATGTTATCGTTTGATTGTGCTTGCCACGTGCCGCTAACTAAAGAAGTAAAATTACCATCGGAATTTATTTCAGTGTGTGTAGTAGAATTAACAGCAAAAATGTTAGCACTCATGTTAAGCACTGTGGCACTATCTAATATGAATTTTTCAGCATCTATGCTGACTGTTTCGTTATCCATATTAAAGTTTTTGGTTTTTAGTTCTACATCACCGTTAATAGGCAGTGCTAAACAGCCATTTTTTACTTCTAGTTTTGCGTCATTTTCGCTGGTCAAATACAAATGAGCACTAGATTCAATGTTTAAGTTTCCGCCGGCGCCTATTTCTAAATTTTTTCCTGTTACAAAAGCAGTGTTTCTAAAACTTTGATAACTGGCATCCTGGCCAGCATAATTTGATATATATGTTCCTGCTATTTCGCTTATACTTTGTCCCGCTGTGTTGTTTATCTCTGTTCCGGCGGTGTTATGAATGGCGTCACCTGCGGTTGTGCGAACATCTTTACCTACCATAAAATTAACATTTTCGCCGGCAGTAAAGTTTACGTCTCTATCAGCAGTAAAGTTTAAATCATTTGAACTGTGGATGCTAACACTGTCTTGTGCATAGATATCAATTTTACCATTACTAGTTAGTTCTATCCAGCTAGTGCCCCTAGCGTTACCAATGTAAATTAAATCTTCTGTGTTATGTAGAAGAATCTGATGTCCTGTTCGTGTTTTTAACCTAAATAATTCGTTGGCCGGCAATGATGTATCGCCTGTGGGCACTTCACCGTCTGCTAGTGCTTCTAGATTTTCGTATTCTGGTGGAGAATCTTTAGCGTGGCCTTTGCGTATAATTTTGTCATCGCCGTCGTCCATAACAAAACTCGAACCGCCGAGTCTATTAATAAACTGATTTGCTTTTGCACCAAATGGTCCTTTTTCAAATTTTACTGCGTTTGTTCTTTTATCGACTGGTCCGGGTGTGCTTATTCCAAATACAGAACTGGGTATTTCTCGTCTAGCCGAGCTGCTAGTTAAACCTCTAACATCGTCGTCTATTAATCCTTGTTTTACTAGCACAGATGTTAAATCAATGTGTACTGCTTTTGCAAATTTAGTCGGATTACGGGCTGCACCGTCTTCTCTACGTTTGTTATATTCTGCTGCGGGTGCTTTTTTGCCAAAGTCTTCTAAATTTTGTGTTGAAGGATATCCTGGAGTCATCCAGTTCATGTACTCGTCCATTACACAACCTATCCAGTATGCGTTGGCAAAGTTGCCTTCTGTAAACATTACAAGAACTCTGGCGCCAACATCTGGTGGTATCATCCACATACCATAACTTTTTTGGGAATACTGGTAACCGGCATTACCGGTAGTTGCACCTAACGGAGTTGAACCGTAAAACGGTGATAGATATTTTGCTTCTACAAGTTGGCCTGTTCTTTCTGGATCGTTGCCAGAATCTGCTTTGCGTAAAATTTCAACTTGCAAGGTTCCCATGTATTTAGGATCAAGGTGACTAACCACAATGGCTTCATAAGGACCAGGTTGGCCGGGTTTTGGACGAAATTTTGTTCTTGTGTATCCTGCCATATTAAATTAATCCTTGATCTTCTGCAAAGCCATTAAGTAATTCTGTTGGATCTAGTTCAGGAATTTCTAAGCCTCCTACTAAACTTAGTGGATCAGGAATTTCTGGAAATCCTGGTATGTCATCTACAGATACTCCGTCTTGTAATTGAGCAAAGAGATCAGGAGTAATTACTGCAGGGTCTAAGCCTAGTGCTGCTGCTATATCAGTTAGTGACGCAGAAACAGGATCTAATCCATTTATCAATGATCGCAATTCTCCATCCAAATAACCTTGTAGTTGTGCTACACTTCCGCCGGGTGCTAATCCGCCCAATGTGCTTAAGAAATCATCAGTAATATTTTCTATAACATTTCTACCTTCGTCTAATACGCCGCCCGGAACATCTGCTAATGTAGTATTACTAGCATCACCTTGTTTGTAGAACGACTGCACAGCTCCGTCTTCTTGTCCTAGCATTCTATTAAGATTTAGTTGGCAGGTATATTGATTTCCTGAAAACATATGGTCTACTCTATTAACTCTGTATACTCCACTAAATTGTCTAATAATTTCAGTATTTTCTGGGAACAACATTAAATCTGTATCTCTATCATCTAAATCTACTGGTGTTCTAAATATTACATTTACATGAACTTCACCGTTTTGATGATTCATAGCACCTGTTCTATTCATATTAGTGTATGATGTATCGCCTGCTGTAAAATTTCCCATACCACTGTCTGTTAAGTAGAAAGGATCTCCCATTACTTTAATATCTAATTCTGCAAGATTGACTTGACTCTTTAAAAGAGCATCATTAAATGATCTTGCTATTGCTGTTGTAATTTTATCTTCGCCTCCGCCGCCGGCATTTCCGCTATCACTTTTCTTTTGCGGCTCTGTTGGCGTAGCTCCTTCAGCTGGTTGTTGATCGCCTGCGTCCTGACCTGCTGGAGTAGGTATATCTTCTATTGTTCTAGTAACCATAGACTTTTCTGTTTGGCCTCTTGCCTTACTTGTAGGATTATCTGCAATTGGCATATTGTATGCAAAATTAAAGTTTATATCAAACTCTAATATTTCTGAATTTTGTCCAGTATAAATGTAGTTGTACTGTTTTGCACATTGTTGTTTTACTGGAGTAACATTAGATGCGCTAGTTGGCGATTTTAACACACTGTGGTGTATTTTATATTCAACTATTCTGTAAACAAAAACTTTTGGTGTTTTACCTGTTTTCTTTACGTTTGCTGCATCAGGCACAATGTAAACTTGCGGTTCTACTTTAAAATACTTTATCATGCCGTCGGCAGGTAAATTTAACAGTTGGTCATAAACTGTTTTTCCAAATGTGCTTATTAGAATAATTTCTTCTATAACTTCTGTGATTTTTGTTCCTGCTTTAAATTTAAAAGTTCTTATGTCGTCGCTTAATTGTAATTCAACATTGCCCCTTGTGTAAATATTTTTTTCAGAATCGTATGCAAATCCGTCCTTGCCAAACGGATGTTCACCGCCTTCTACAAATTCTTCTACAATTATTTCGGTGCCAATATCATTAATATTTGCCGGATCTTCTGAATAGGTTCTAATTGTTTCTCCTAATTTAGAACGGCCTTGTATCTTACCAGTTTTTCCGTTTTTAAATGCTTCAAAAGTATCTGGTATTTCTAAGGTTTCGCCTTCTTGGTCGTCTACTCCGCCCTTGACACTAGCATATAGATATTCGTCTTCTTGCAATCCCCCCGGAGTTGCTTGAATTGTAGCAGCATCGGCAGAGTCGCTTCCGCCTAGTCCTATGTTTTCTGCTGTTCTGTCTGGTTTAGGGAACACAAATGCTACTTGATCCGCCATTACAACATCGCCTGTAGTTTCTTTTTGTAAAAGGTGTGTGTTTATTTCTGTTGCTAGACTTTGTAGCCCGGATTGTAAAATTTCTGATACAGTTCTGCCTGTAATAGTCATGTCGGTTGGCAATTCTAAAATTCTATCACCCAATCCTACTTCATTATTAGGTATTGCTTCAACAGCGTATTTGGTTCCGCCAGCATCAACGTCAAATGTTATATTAGTAATTATTAAGGGTAGCATTCTGCGCGAATATCCAGGTGTACCAATATTATTATTTTGATCGTATCCTATAAAATCAACAGTTAACAAATATACTGCTTCAATGTGACTAGGATATCCTGCTTGCTGTGCTGCTACTTTCATTGTTTCTAAAAACATACCCATACTGTATGGTTCAGTAACACTAAAAGATATTTGATTTGCGTTTGTGCCTTTAGTAGTAGCGTCTGCCATAATAGTAGACTGTATTTCTACATCATCTATGAAATATTCTGTTGTGATTCCTAAAGCAGATTCTACAGCTGTCTGTGGTTTTGTTATGCCGCCGCCGCTCCTTAAAATATTGATAGATGCTCCGCCAGCATCTCTAAAAACTAAAGGATCATTTACTTCCGCAGGAGTTAACACTCCAAATGTAAAAATATGATTTACTGTAGAAAATGCTGATAATTCATTTGGCCACGGAGGAGGGGTAGTTCCAGGAACTAAGTTTCCCGGAAAGCCTCCAGGATTAGACATTGGTCCGGGCGTAGGATCTTCACTAGCAGCGGCTGAACCGTCTATTAAACTGGCGGCATCGGCCAATGCTTGGTTGCCAATAGAAATTGCATTATCTACCGTACTAGTTACTGTGTCGGTAACTGTTTGTAATCCATTATCAACTAACTCAGCAGTTTTAGATTCAACAGTATTTTTTATACTTTCAAAACTCATTACAATCCTAATGTTCTTCTAAGGTTTGGACCTTGAGGTAGGTAAATTTCTACGCCTGCTTGCATATCGTAAATAGGGTCTTTAATTATATCCATATTTCTTTGTGCAAACACCCACCACAATTTTGTTGTTCCGTACAAATCGTATGATAATAAGTCTGGTCTGCGAGAATATTGTGGCTCTACTTTATATAACACATCATCACCGGTTGCTGGTACAGGCCTGATTTTCATGTAGCCCAGATAACGATTGTTTAACACTCCTGTATTAGCATAGGGGCTTTGATTACTATAATTTGCCATTAGATAAATCCTTTACTGTCGCCAATAAGTGCCCCGCTTACAAAATCATCTAAACTAAATTGACGTATTGTGTCTCTTGAGTATGTTGGCATCACTTCTACTGTAACAATAGAATGACTTGGTACAAACGCAGTGCCGCCGCCTGGAATATCGCATTTTATATAATCTATGTCTTGTGCTAGTTCAACTTGAAACATTCTTATAACACAAGGAACGTCTTTAAAAACATAATCGCCGTAACCGTTTAGTCTTGATAACGGCGGAGGTGCTCCAGCATTGCTTGAACTTTCACCATAAAACATTTTTGTTATGCTTCTTAAAAAATGCATAGATGCTAGCCAGTATTCTGCATCATCACTATTTTCAACATAAAAATCGCCAGTAATCTGAATTGCGTTCACAGTTGAGTTCTCGTAGACTTGGTAGGGATAATTAGTATGTACTGGTTGTAAACTATTATAATTCGCACTATGCATCATAATAACTGATGGTGTGAAGGGGAAAACCATAGAATTGTTTGTATCAATTAATCGCTGTATCAAAGGACCGCCTATACTAATGTATGGGTTAGGAACAGTTAAACGCACTCTCCAATCATTTTCGCCTGTGTTCACCGTAGCAGCAGAAACTAATGATGAAAAAGTGGGTACAGCGTCAGTAGGTAAATTTAATCCACGAATGTTTGACATAAATCCGCCTGGATCGTCTAATGCAGAAGTTATCGACCCAACTGCATTGTTTAAGGAATCAAGTCCTTTTGCAAAGCCGCCGGCAACGTCTTTTACTGAATTAACTAGTCCGACTCCTTTACTAACTAAAGAGTCTGACCCTACTACACTTTCTACACTTTCTAATGGATTATTTGGCATTTGTTTCTCCTTCTTATTATTTAGTTGACTTTTTTAAGTGCGTATATTATAATGTAACTAAGGAGAACTAAATTCATGAGAAAAGTAAATTATCTTAACAATAAAGACATATTAAAAGAAATACACAAGTCAAAAAATTCATTTTGCAGTTATGTAGACGAAAGTTATCATCAATTTGACATTATTTTACCAAGTATTGATAAAATTAATATCAGAACTATTGCAGAAGCAAAAAGAAACAAAGCAAAGAGGCTAACACTTGCCGAGTTTGAAGCACGTAAGTTAGCAGGGGAAAAGGTCAAGCAAGCACAATGCGAACACGACTATAAAAAAATTACAAAAGAAGAATTAATTTTCAGAATTATGATGTTTGATCATATTCCTGAAGAGCCCGGACGAAAGAAAAATCCAAAAACCATAGCAGACACAAAAACTAAACTTAATTTTCCGCCTTTCCAGCATTATAAATTTAATGAAAATGGCGAATTAGTAGTTGTAGGCAAAAGTCACTGGATAGGTGGCATGGATAATGGTCATTTTTCTAAAACTCACGGTACTGCTACAGAAAAATTAGCTCGTATGTGGATGAAATTATGCGAAAGATATGCTACTAGGGGAAATGTTCGTGGATACACATACAATGATGAGATGCGCGGACAGGCAATACTGCAATTAGCACAAATCGGGTTACAATTTGACGAGTCTAAAAGTCAAAACCCATTTGCTTACTATACAGCAGCCGTTACTAACAGTTTTGTACGTGTTATTAATATTGAAAAACGCAATCAAAACATTCGAGATGACATTCTTGAAATGAATGACATGAATCCAAGTTACACAAGACAGAGTCAAGGCGAGTTTGAAGCAGCTCGGCGTAGAAACGAGTTATTTGAACAAGCCAAAAATGGTGAATAACCCCATTGACTTTGAAGTACTACGGTAGTACAATTAAGTAACTATAAGGATTTTTGAGTGTTTAAAAAAGCAGCAGTATTTACAGATATACATTTTGGTTTAAAAAGCAACAGCAAATTACACAATGAAGATTGTGAAGAATTTGTTGATTGGTATATAGAGCAAGCTAAAGAGCACGGTTGTGAGACCGGAATCTTTTGTGGTGATTGGCATCACAATCGAAACAGTCTTAATATTACAACCATGGATGCTACTATTAGAAGTTTAGAGAAACTTGGTAAGGCTTTTGACCAGTTTTTCTTCTTTCCTGGTAATCACGATTTATATTACAAGGACAAACGTGATATTCATTCTGTTGAGTTTGGTAAACACATACCAGGTGTTACCGTTGTTAACGAAATACTAGAACAGGATGATGTAGCACTTGTTCCGTGGCTAGTAGGCAACGAATGGAAAACTATTGAAAAGTGCAAAGCCAAATATATGTTTGGTCACTTTGAATTACCACACTTTTACATGAACGCTATGGTACAAATGCCCGATCACGGTGACTTAAAACCAGAACACTTCAAAAATCAAGAGTTCGTATTTAGCGGACACTTCCATAAACGCCAAGTTAAAGGCAAAATTCACTACATTGGTAACGCATTTCCCCACAATTATGCAGATGCGTGGGACGATGAACGCGGTATGATGATACTTGACAAGGAAAACGGTAAAGATCCAGAATATATCAACTGGTGGAACTGTCCAAAGTATAGAACTGTGAAACTTTCTGAGTTACTAGATAAAACAGATGACATCATCAAACCTAAAATGTACCTTAGAGTAACACTTGACTTGCCAATTTCGTATGAAGAAGCTAGTTTTATTAAAGAAACATTTATTACAACACACGGTTGTCGTGAAATTACCCTTATTCCGCAAAAACAAGTAGAAGAAATATCAACAGAACTAGATATTACAGCATTTGAAAGTGTTGATCAGATTGTATCTAAAGAGATTGCGGCAATTGATTCGGATAATTTTAATAAGCAGTTGTTATTGGAGATTTATAACGAGTTATGATTAAATTAAAAGATCTAACAGTTAAGAACTTCATGAGTGTAGGAAACCAAACTCAAGCAGTTGATTTTAACAAAGAACAACTTACATTGGTACTAGGTGAAAACCTAGATCAAGGCGGCGACGATAGTGGTTCACGTAACGGAACTGGTAAAACTACTATTATTAACGCATTAAGTTATGCATTATATGGTACAGCACTTACAAATATCAAACGCAACAACTTAATTAACAAAACTAACTCAAAAGGTATGTTAGTTACACTTCATTTTGAAAAAGACGGTGTTGACTATAGAATTGAACGTGGTCGTTCACCTAATGTATTGAAGTTTTTTATAAATGATGAAGAACAAGAGCTGATTGACGAGTCTCAAGGCGATTCACGTAAGACTCAAGAAGATATCAACGATATGTTAGGCATGAGTCACGATATGTTCAAACATATAGTGGCTTTGAATACCTATACTGAGCCGTTTTTAAGTATGCGTACCAACGATCAAAGAGCTATCATTGAGCAGTTGCTAGGTATTACTATACTTTCTGAAAAGGCAGAGCAATTAAAAGAACAAAGTAAAATTACTAGAGATGCTATTACAGAAGAAAACGCTAGAATCAATGCTATACAACAAGCAAACGAAAAAATAGGTGAAACTATTGAAAGTTTGAAGGGTAGACAACGTGCTTGGCTTTCTAAACAAAAACAAGACGTTGAAAAACTACAGCAAGGCATAACTGAGTTAGAAAAGTTAGATATTGACAAGGAACTTGACGCACACGAGCTGTTGTCTTCTTGGTCTGAAAATAATAATGCAATTTTGGCTCTTAATAAAGAAAAAAATACATTAGAATCTGCACTATTACGTGCTGATAAGTCTGTAGAAAAAGCAAAAAAAGATTCAGAAAATTTAGACCAAGGCACGTGTCACTCGTGTGGACAAGATCTTCCTAACGACAAAAAAGCAGAAATTGCAGAACGTAAAAACAAAGAACTTGAAGATGCAAGTTCTTATCAAGCAGAAATAGCAGAAAAATTATCAGAAGTAGAAGAAGCACTTGCAGAAATAGGTGATATTAACGGCAAGCCTAACACTTTTTACGAAACTGCAAAAGAAGCATACGAACATAGACAAAATGTTGACAGTTTACGGCAGGCATTAAACACAAAAACACAAGAAACCGATCCTTACATTGAACAAATTGAAGATTTAAATAACACAGGTATTCAAGATATAGATTGGGGTCCTATGAATGACCTCACTGACTATAGAGAACACCAAGACTTCTTGTTAAAACTGTTAACAAACAAAGATTCGTTTATACGTAAAAAAATTATTGATCAAAATTTAATGTATCTAAACAACAGATTAACATATTACCTTGATAAACTAGGATTACCACATTTAGTTGTGTTCCAGAATGATCTAAATGTTGAAATTACCCAGCTAGGTCAAGATTTAGACTTTGATAACTTGTCAAGAGGCGAACGTAACAGGCTTATACTTGGTATGAGCTTTGCATTCCGTGATGTTTGGGAAAGTTTATATCAAAATATTAATTTAATGTTTATTGACGAGCTTATTGATAGTGGTATGGATACTGCGGGCGTTGAAAATGCTCTTAGTGTACTCAAAAAGATGGGTAGAGAACGTGAGAAAAATGTATTTCTTATTTCGCACAAGGATGAACTAGTTGGCAGAGTCAATCATGTTATGAAAGTTGTTAAAGAAAACGGCTTTACTAATTACGAAAACGATATTGAAATTGTAGAATGATTGAAGACGATACCCACGACAAGTTAACCAAAGCATATCTTGAATATTTTAAGGTTAACGAACTATTTGAGTCTCGTAATTCACAACGCACACACAGAAATGCTAGAAAGTGGTTGCGAGAAATACGAAAACTTGCTAAAATACGTATGGACGAAATACATGATAAGCACATAAACAAAGGCAAGAACCAAGACCAAGGCACAGAACAATAAGACACCGGTAAGTACCTACATGGAGTGGACTTATCAAGGTAAAATAATAGAAAACATACCGGACGAATACGAAGGATTTGTTTATCTTATTACTAATACCACTACAGGCCAAAAATACGTAGGCAAAAAACTAGCAAAATTTAAAACTACCAAGCCACCACTCAAAGGCAAGAAAAACAAAAGACGCGGCACCAAGGAAAGCGATTGGCGGACTTACTGGGGTTCCAGTGATAGACTAAACGCAGACGTAGCCGAACTAGGCGAAGATAAGTTTACAAGAGAAATATTATACCTATGTAAAGGTAGGGGCGAAATGTCCTATATAGAGGCACGAGAGCAGTTTGACAGGCGAGTACTTGAAACAGATGACTACTATAATGGTATTATTAATGTTAGAGTAGGCGGATCAGACAAACTTAAACAGGCATTGCTAGAACATCACATACAGGCAAAACAACCCAACACAAAAGGTTAGCGGGCCAGATTAGAAATACCGCTGTGGAAAAAGCTCTCGTATAGAAGCACACGTACATATTGATTAACACACCAGAGTGTGGAAGCCACCAAACAAATTGGGCTCACCAGTTGATATAGATTGAATGTTGGCAGTCGAAAAACACAAGCACAGTACATAAAAACTCTTTAGCAATAGGAACGAAGCGAGAGGTAGCTGGAAACAGCAATGTCGACGTAGGTTGGGAAAGGTCAGAGCCCATTGTACTTTGTGTATAAACAATTACCTACTTCCAAGTCTCGGCTGGTGCAGACTCACATGAAGCGCATTTTGAGATTAGATGGAACCGTAACAGGTTCCGTCTGACTGAAACAATCTACATGAAACTTAAACATTATTACGTTCGTAATAATGCATTTGTATCATATTATAATTACTTCTATCACAAACGAAGTGTAATAGTTTGAGCGTTAGCGAAAACTTGTATGAGCATCGCTCATACATTAATATAACTTTGTATTTCCGAATAAATAAAAGAAAGTAGGAATAATCATAATGAACGTTAACGATATTGTAAATGAAGCACCCGTAGGTTTAGCAAAACAGATAGGTCGCAAAGTAGGAGCAAAGGCACTTGGTGCTGTAGGAGCAAAAGCAACTGCGGCTGGACTTAGTGGTGCTGCTGAAACTGGTGACGTTGCCAGACAACTAAATGTAGATCTTAAAAAGTATGCTGGACAAACTGGCATGAATCTAAAACAGTTAGACGCACAGGATCTTGTTGCGTTTTTAAAATCAAAAGGTTTCCCTACTACATCACTTGCTAGTGTATCCGGAGTACTTGCTCCTAAACAGATTGATCAAGCTCTATTAAAAGCAGCACAAGAAAAAGCAAAGGTCGGCGGCGCTAAAGGAAGCCCCGGAGTTGCTGGAAGTAATGCTGCAGGCGGAGGCGGTGCAGGTACAGCACCTGCACAAGGCGGCGGAGTACTAGATAAGATACAACAAAAAACTGGCAAAGCTGGAGTATCTGGTGCTGGCAAAGCTGGAGGCGGTGCAGGTGCTGGTGCTAAACAAAATGCATTACCAGCAGATCTACAAGCACAATTAGATCAACTTACTCCTACAGAGAAAAAAGTACTAGCAGGATTAATATAATGAAACTTCAAGAAGTAACAGCATACAACTTACGCTCACAAAACATCCTAAATGAAAGTTGGGATACACTAACAGAAAGCCAACGAATTTATATAGGCAAATGGGAACGAGAACTGTGGCCATTGCTTGAAGAATATGTTCGTGTATGCGAAGCAGATCTAACACCAGATCAAATTAAAAATATTTTTACCAGTGCTGAACAACAAACAGCAGGACAAAAAACAGGCCTAGGCAAAGCAGCAGGTGCAGCAGGCGCTGCATTAAAGTTGCCTATAGATATTGCTAAGAAAGTTGATGATAAAATTAATGAACTAGGACGTATGGCACAAAATGCAGGTCCTATTAAAAATGCAGATGCTAAGTTTGAAAAACTTAAAAAAGATATTGCAGCAAACAATCCAGATTCAAAAATTGTACAAGGCGTTCAAAAAGTAAGCGACTGGGCAAAAGAGAATCCAGGTAAGGCAAGTTTAGCAATTGGTATCCTAACTTCTATTGCAGCGTTTTCAGGTGGATGGGCAGGTGGTGCAGCAGCAGGTTTAATTCTACGTGCTTCTAAAGACTTACTACAAGGTGAAAAACTTTCAACAGCGGTTGGTAAATCAATTAAGACAGCAGCATATGGTGCTATTGCTGGTTGGGCACTAGAAGGTATCGGAGATTGGTTAGAAGGTTTAAGATACGAAGTTATACCGTTTGAAAAAGCACCAGGACTTTCAAACTTAGAAGTAGATTTTACAAAAACATTTAAAATACCTGGGTTTACTGAAGTCAAAGAACTAGGCAGTATGGTTGTTCCTGAAGATCGACTTGCAGACTTTACTAGTCTTCTTGACGGATTAAAAGATGCTACAGCAGCTACTGGTAGTACAAGTGATCCGGTAGCACTTGATATGTTTAATCAGCTATGGGATTTTGCAAAAGAATTTGATAAAGCACAATTTCTCAGAGACATGAATCTGCAAAACGATCTTGCACAACAAATTGCAGCACAAAACGATGCATTCTATCAAAACTTAACAATGGCTAATAATGCTATAGCAGCAGCAGCACAAGGTACTGCGACCGGCAAAATAGATTCAAAAGATATCAAAGTTGGCGGTGAACCATTATCAGATGAAGAACCAAAAGAAGCACTATCCATGGAAGATCAATTTGATCTTTATGTAGAATCACTAAATGAAGGTCCATTGGACGCAATTAAACAAAAAGGCAAAGACATTACGCAGCAGGTTACTGCTAACAAATTAATGAAAGCATGGAAAGCAGCAGGTGAACCTACTGACACAGGCAGTATTATAAACATATTAGCATCAGCAGGCGTAAGCGACGATCAAATTGCTGCAATAGGACAAGAACAAAAAGTAAAACTTTCTGCTCCGGCTAAAGCACCAGCAGCAGATAAAGCAGCACCACAAGCAGGTGGCGAACAGTCTGCAAGTGCTCCTACCGTTCAAAAAGGTGACACTAAAGAAATTGGCGGAGCAACTTACAAATGGGAAGGCGCACTTTGGATAGACACTGCAACAAATAAACCAGTCGGCATAGCAAAAGCAATGGAAATAGGTTTAGGCAATCCTAAATTAGATCCTATCATTGCAGCAGCTAAAAAAGATCCAGCATTAGCTAAACTTATTAAAACACAAATAACAGCTAAAGGTGTAAAAGCAGGAACATCTGCTGCTAAACAAGCAGCTGACGCAGGTGTAAAAGGCACAGAAGTAGTGAAAACACAAGCTAACACAAAGGTATCAAAAGCACCAGCGCCTAAGCCAGCAGCACCTAAGCCAGCAGCACCTAAGCCAAAATTAAAAGTAGTAAAATAATTTAAAAGAAAGGTAAGCCTGACTTTTTAGTTGTTTCGATATTTTCTTCAACTAATTTTGCAATAAACTCTCTATCTTCAGGACCCATAGCATAGGCATCTTCGAGTGTCACTGCACCTCGCATATACCAAATTAACTTCATCAGTTGAGATTTAAATTCTTTAGCCTCATTTTCTAGGATCTTAACTTCTTTTAAAATTTGGTCAGTAGGCCAGGTTAAGATCCTTAGGCGAAAAAATTTGCTTGGTCAAACACAATTGGAACTTCAAACTTTTCAGGTGCGCCGTTTTCTCTGTCTTCAACATCTGTCATTACAGTCATTGGCGGCACTGAATATTTTTCTTTTTGTGTCGTTACATGATTAACAATAGCAGTGTAGAATTTTTTATCTGCATTTTGAATAAAGTCTTTTATTTGCGCAGAGTTAGTAACTACGTCTTCGCCAACTTGTATAGATGCAATACTGCTCATAACCATACCAACTGTCATTTCTGTAAGTCGTTTAAATGTTGCAGTAAACTTATTAATCTTTTCTTCTTCGCTCATGTTATCGTCATTAACAATGGAAAATACTCTTTGCTCTTCAAATGTTTTTAAAGAACTTTGTGTATATTCCTTGTACGACATAGGACGTATTTTGATAACCAAATCGTCTATGTAAACCGTATCATCAAAATCTACGCCGCCAAATCTTGAAACAATTTCTCTTAAATCAACAGTAAACTCACGTTCTTCTTCAATTCCGGGCACTGTAGTAGATAAACTCATAGTTTCACCGTAGGTTGCAATCCTAATTGCAATCAAGGCTGCGTCTAAATCTAAACTTGGCATCTCCCATGCGTTTTTAATATTTGGTATGCAACTTTGAATAACATCGACTGTAGATTGTCCGTTGATAAGTGCGTCAGGCGTTTTAAA